GTAACAGCATTACCACTACCACTTGTATCTATACCTGTACCACCAGTAAAGGTTAGTGTTTCACTATCTAGGTCAATAGATAATGCACCACCTGTATCTGCCTGGAAGTCTAAATCTTGTGCTGTAACTTGTGCATCTACATAAGTCTTAATTGCTTTTGCTGATGCTAGTGTATCGTCAGATGCAGAAACAGTTGATAAATCAGTATCAAGAACACCTGATGCTAAATCTGCTACCTCAACATTAGAAAGACTATTGCCTGTTCCATTAGCATCAAATGTCTTGTTTGTTAATGTGTCTGTAGAAGATGCTGTGATATATGAGCCAAGATCAGATATGTCTGACTCGGTAATTGTAATTGTGTTACTAGCTGTATTAATAGTCTTATTAGTTAGAGTATCTGTAGAACTAGCTGTAATCTTTGTGTCCATCTGCGTTTGTATTGCAGAGGTAACACCATTTAAATATCCAAATTCTGTATTAGAAACTGTGCCATCATGTATTTTACTTGCATCTATTGCAGCACTTGCATTAACATCGGCATCAACAATAACACCACTTCCTATAGAAGCTGTACCTGTTACGTTTCCTGTGCCATCAAAAGATGCTGAAGTCCAAGTAACATCACCTGTCATACCTATTGTACGACCTGTAGCTAAAGCTGTAGCTGTATCTGCGTTACCTGTAACTGAACCTGTAACATTACCTGTTACATTACCTATAAATGTTGTACCTGTAACTGTGCCACTTGTAGTAATAGATGGCATGTTAGCTGCAATGTTTGTTAATGTAACTTTAAAGTTATCCCCATCATAAGCTGTAGCAAATATAGATGCACTATTCGGGGTGGTAGTTTCTGTTAATTCTGAAAATTTCTTATTTGCCATTTATGTCCATGTGGTTGCTGTTGTCGATTGTACTGTCCAATCATCAACTGTTAATACTGGTATGTTTTCTTGCTGTAAAGTATCGTTGTCTTCTGTTGCTAGAAAAAACAAATCATCTTCTGTTTTAAATAAAAATGTACCTGCTATATCCCAATTGGTACTAGTTGTGGATTGTTCTGCCCAAACTGTCATTAATATAATCCAAAATCAATACGTGTAGTTGGTGCTACACCTGAATGTCTATCTCTTTCATTAGAACTAATTATATCAGCTTTTGCTCTGTCATATAGAGCAGACCATGTTTGTAATCTTTTATCGTTTTGCAGATAAGGTTCTGCTTCAACTAACGCTCCATAAAGATAAGCATCAGGATGGTTAGTTAGCATCTCATTAGTAGGTGCTGAATCTGATAATGCAGTAAAGTGTTTAAAATATAATATTTCTATTTCATAAGCACTATCAGGTGTTGGTCTTAACTGTATATCATTGCCAATAATACTATATGCTTTAGGTTTTCCTTTGTTACTTCCTGCATAAATTCTATCCATTTGTTCAGGTGTTAAATACTCTAAAGGTGTTTTAGGATCAGTATTTAACTGTATGTTACGCATAGCAACATATTGGTCTGGTAATGTGTAATACTCAGTATCAGCTATAGTATCTGCTGTAACCCTTGTTTCCATTCTTCTGATTTTAAAATCCCTTTTATGTCTAGCTTCTGCTAAAACAATAAAGTCAGGTATTTGGTCAGTTAAATCTGTTCTATCTAACCAGTCAGCTATTGCTGATTTAAGTTCTGAGTAATTAGTTATTGCCATTATATTCGCCTATTGGTTGTCTTTAGATACCTGTAATCAGGACTGTTAATAAGTTTTTTTACTGCTTCTTTGTGGTCTTTATTAAATAAATCAACCCCAAATAGTCTTTTCCATTCATAAACTACAGTCATAGGAATACGAGCAGAGAGTCTAAACTCATCTGCTTTGTGATGATCTTCGTTCTGTAATTTCTTATTAGAATCTAAAAGGGGTTGTATATCTTCGATGTGTTCGATAGCAAATTCGCCAGTAGGATTATGATAATGAAATATCTGATTTTGTCCTATCTTACGTTTCATTCACTTAACTCATCTATGTAAATATTACCTGTTCCACTTGCAAGTATTGCAGCGACTTTCATGCCACCATCTATCTTAAATACTTCAGGGTCATAAGCACCAAGTATAGTTGTACTTGTTGTTGCTGTTGGTGATGCACCAAAAGCTATATGAACTCCATCTGTATCAGATACGATTCTGACATACTCAGTATTTGCATCAGTAGCTGTAGACTGTTGAGATGTAGCAGTAACACCTCTTACGATAGTATTTGTTACTCTCATTCTTGACATGCTTATCTCCTAATTACAAATGTTACTAATAATTTAGCTGTACCTGTAGAACCACCATCTGTAATCATCTCGATAGTTCCATCTTCTTCAACTCTGTTAGCTGCTGTAGGTTCTGCTGTGTCTACATCACCTGCTGCTGAACCTGAGTTAGCAACTGTAATACCACCACCAGTAATAGCTGTACCACCAATTTCAAAAGAAACTGCAGCATCACCACCACTAATAGCACCTTGTAGTGCAGATATAATTTTAACTACTCGTCCACCATCTGGGATAGCAACGAATGTACTAGATGCAGTAGATACGTCTTCTATCTCTGCTGTTACAAAATAATCATTTAATGTTCTCATTAAAGTCTCCTAGTCAATAACCCTCGTTCCGAAGCGATACGTTCTTCAAGGTCATTATTAATCAGTATCTTGGGTGGGGCAGGAAAACAATATGAGAAAAACCTGCCCCTTTCATGATGAGAAAGTTACATGAAAAATATTTTTTATGAAGTTGTCAAGTCAGCAATAGTAGCTGAAGATGCTTCATTTTTAGCAACGAGTGTCCACTCAGCGAGTAGTAAACGTTTTTCAGCATCACCAGTTTTTGCTAGTTCTTGTGTTTGGAAAGGTCTTAAGAAACCAGTCGCAAACATTTCTGTATCAACAACCAACGCACTTCTACCTGAAGAACGTAGGAATCTGTCAGCTACAACTCTTACTTCACCGAAGTCAGAAACATAAACATCAATAGTAGCTACTAAACTTCTATCTTCTGCCATGTCCATACGAGTTGAGTTACCTGTAAAACCAGATACTTTTTGTTTGTTGAATGAACCAACTAATAGTAGGTCAGGATCGCCACCATTATCAAAGCAAGATTTTAACTCACCTTTCAAGATAGCTTCTGTAAGAACCCTTTGTGTACCATCTGTGACAGTACCACTAGAGTTTCCTCCACCTGCACCATAGCTGTTGTTTGTTGTTGTCCAAGACTCAAAACCTGCAGATTTACGAGCAGAAGCTCCGTTTCCAGAACCTGCTGTAGCTGCGTTTTTACCTGTAAGGTCTAGTTCCATGTCTCTTTTGAGTTCTTTACCAGCTTTTGCGATTTGATAAGCTAGTTCAGAATCTCTACCTGCGTGATTTACTGCTTCTTGTGTTCCAGAGACCATAACAGGTTTGTAAGAAATCTGTGTATAGTTGAAAACACGAGAAGTTGCAGATAACGCAGCACTTGGAGAATCATCTCCTTCTATTTGAGCATTTGAAGCTGCTGAAGCTAGTGAGTCAGTTTGCCATTCGTGCTTTGTAGATTCAGCATTACCTGAACCGATTGAAGACATGAATGGTGTATCTGTTGGAGAGATGTTATAGATTACGTTCTGTAAATCTTCTCTGTTACCCACAGCATCATACGTTTCAAATGTATTTGTTGCTTGTGCCATTATTACACCTTTGTGTTAAAAGTTAGTATTTAGACTACTTCATCATGGATTTGATTAATGCCGCTGCATCATCAACTTTCCCTGATCTTTTTAGTCTTGCTCGATGTGCTTTTACTTTCTCGCTACTGACTTCTGCACGAGTAGATGGAGTTCCTGGTCTTTGCATCTTAGGAACTACTTTTGATTTTTTAGAAGATATTTTTGTACTCTGTAATTGGTCATAGAGCATGGCTTTATATAAAATATTAACCGCTCTTGCGTCAATCATTGAGTCAAGTTCTTCATCAGATAACCCTTCATTTAATCCGAATTGACGAATATTGTTTTGCAACTTTATTCCTTCTTCAGGATCGAAATATTTAGGTATTTTCTTAACAATTAACTTTTTATTTTCTTCTAAAGACTCATTCCACTTTTTGCGAAATTCATTTGCTTTTTCCTGTTCGATTTTATTTGTTTGCTCATCAATAGCTTTTTGTTGTGCAAGTAAATCATCGTAACGATCTTTTTTAAGCAAATAGTCAGTTTGATTTGTTAACTTGAGTCTTTCCCAGTCAGTTTTTTTGAGTGTTTCTATTTCACTCTCATTTGCCTTGGATAGTTGTTCAAGTTGAGATTGTAAACGCTGTCTTTCTTGTTGAGTCGCTGCGAGTTCTTCATCCGCTTTTTTGCGTTGCTCTGCCAATACTTGACTTTTTCTAGTGTAATCAGCTGTGCGACTATAACCTGCCAAAAGCTCATCTTCGTTGACCTCAACATCTTCACCATCTATCTTGACAGTAAATGTTTTAGGCTCTCCGACTTCTTCTTGAGGTGTATTGTCAACACTATCTTCTACAGTATTGTCAGATTTATTATCTGGTTCTACTGTTTCATTTTCAACTGATTCGGCAATATCCGTTGCCTGTTCAGAAACTACTTCCTGAGTTTCTGTGTCTTCTTGGTCTTCTAAAGGTTGCTCTTTGGGAGTCTTCATCAAACCTAAAAGCGCTTCTTGCGCACCTTTTACAGTGCCATCCCCTAAAGGAATTCCGCCCACGTTACTTTCTTTCATAGGTATATTATCGTCACTCATCACTTACCTCCTTTGCGTTCTTCTTCTAGTATTTGACCATTTTCTATAGTCTGTACTAGAGTGTTCTTAACTTCTAAGATGGCTCTTTGTTTGTGATAAAGTGCTTCTCTACCTTCTGTGTCCTTAATATCTGTAGATAACCATTGTTGGTATCCACCATTAAGTACAATATTAAATGCTGCTACCATTTGAGGATTTTCAAGTAATAACTTTGCATCTTGCCCAGCTTTAATCTGAGCTTCTTTTTTATCTTCCATTGTTTCTCCTGGATTCTATCTGCTTACGCAGGTGTAGTTAATCGCCTTTGATTGTTTTAGTTAAAGA